AGTAAACAGCCCAACTTGGAGATTTGGGGGCGAAAAACCGCAGGTCAGGGTTGCGTGTGAAGTGTTGTACCAATACCCTACATGCGTTGGGATGATGTAAAGTCCAGGTCACGGGATGATGTTAACAACCCCGCTAAGACCACACGGGAAAGGGAACGGGTATGACACTGAAGGTCCGGGTCTCGGATGCGATCGACTCCTACCAGAAGCGACGCAAGCTCCAGGGCATCACCGATGGGGTACTGCGCAACGAGAAGTCCACGCTCACAAGGCTCCTGAACATGACCGGGAACATCTACCTGGAGAACGTCCGGGACACCCACGTGGACGACGCGCAAGCCGAGATGGCTCAGACCTGCTCGCCGCGGAGCATGGCGAACAAGTACCACGAACTGAACGGGTTCTTCCGGTGGTGCGTCGAATCGGGCCGGCTCAAGCGGTCCCCGATGGCTGGCATGCGCCCGCCGACGTTCACGGTCGTGGAACGGAACCGGCTGGAGGCAGCCAAGTTCCCGTTGCTGCTGGACGCTGCCAGGTCGCCGCGCGACCGCATCCTCATGGCGACCGCGCTCTACACGCTCGGTCGTTCGTCGGAGTGCGTCACACCGAAGGTCGGTGACGTGAAGCGGGAGATCAACCGTATCCGGATGCCGCTAGCGAAGAAGCGGGGCCGCGACGAGATCGCCACCGACCTCAAGCCGATCACCATCGAGTACTGGGAGGAACTGGACCGGTGGTTCTCCGCGTACTCGCGGGAGTGCGGCAAGCTCCAGGACGACTGGTACCTGATCCCCACCCTGACCGCTGGCAACCCGGTCCGGATCAAGCGCGTCAACCCCGGCGACCCCGGGGCCCGCATGGTCGGACAGCACTGGGTACCGACGCGTCCGGTGTCGCAGAACGTCCCGAAGCAGATCGTCCAGGAAGCCCTCGAAGCGGTCGGCTACCCGACCCGCGCCGACGACGGCACCTCGCTCGGGGAAGGGATGCACACCCTGCGCCGGTCTGGTGCCCGCGCCCGGTACGACGCGAAACGGTGGATGGGTCACGACAACGCCATCCGGCACGTGCAGGCTCTGCTGAACCACAAGCACGCGTTCATGACGGAGCACTACATCGGGATCAACCTGGACAAGATCCAGCGTGATGAGGAACTGATCGGGGACTACATGTACCCGCAGTTGCGCACGGACGGGACCGTGGTTGACTTCGCCACACAGAAGGCACTGCGACACCTGGCGACCGAACTCCAGACCGCAGGCGGGGATGACGCGGTGCGGTCGATGCTCAAGGGTCTGCTGGAGTCGACCAACCTTGAGTTGGCGGTCTGATGGGCGGGCGACGGATCTCGATCCAGGACCCGGACCGGATCGTGGATGACTGGCCCGTAACGAGCCCCGTAGGGCGCGAACGGCGCAAGCAGGAGTACCGGGCCCAACGGGAGGCGTTGAAGGCTGAGAAGGCCGCTGAGCCCGTCCCGGCGGGGACTGTCACCCGGGAGTTCAAACCGGGTCGCCCCTACCCCGGCTACGTGGCCCCGGAGCAGATGTTCCCGAAGTGGGATTGGCTCATGAAGCCATGGGGGCCACCACTAGACGACCCGTTAGTCAAGGCATACTGTGACACCCAACGCAAGGCGCGGGAGAAGTGGGAACGCTCGCAACAGCGGGCGAACTAGCGCCGAAACGTGAGAACCAGCCCGCAGGCGCTGACCCAGGGGGGGAGAGGGTCGGCAGCCTGCGGGCTGGCGTCATGAAGGGAGCTACCCTCCAAAGGCTCCGGGGAAGGGGTGAGATGGCGTTCTCATAACCCCGAAGCCGGGATGACGTTAACACGTCATGTGAGTGTTCGCAACGTCACAAGCAGTAGTCCACCGAATCCGCCGTCCTGCTGGATCGAATCCGGCGGGACAAGCTGAACGAACTTCAGTTCCTCGATTCGGCAGAGCTCCCCCTGAGGCTTGGGGAAGCCGTAGTTCACGAGTAGCACGACACCGCCCACGTCCTCTGCGGCACGCACACTCAAGTACCGGTCGTAGGCGAACCCGTCATAGCCCTCCTGCTGGCCCGTGGTCCACGTCTCCCGGTCGTAACACTGCAACGGCAGGGTGTAGATCCTCTGCGGCTGCCCGGCCGGCAGAGCCTTCACCTGGACGCTGTACACGACCGGGCCCTTCGTTGAATCCAGCGAGGACCGGTTCAGCGTCAGCTTCACCGACACGAACCGTTGCCGGCCAAACGTCGCCGGGAACTGCGCAGTCGGCAACGCCTTGCCCTGCGTGCTCCAGGTGAGCACGTTCGCCAGCGAGTCCGCATCATTCAACACATCGAGCACGATCGAACCCTGTAGCGGGTCCGCGGTCACGTCAATGTAGTGGTAGGTCTTGAACTCGTCGGTCCGGAACCGCATCCGCCCGGACTGAATCCAGCCGGTTGCACACGCATTCGACAGGTGCGTGTATTGCACGGTGCCGGTGGTCGTGACCACCACAACCCGTTCGTTGCGGACGGCAAGCGACTGAGGCGCCGCGGAAGTCTCCATGTCGGAGGCGTAGGCGAACACGCCGTCTTGGAACTGTTGACTGGAGTCAACCCGCCACAGCTTCGACTCGTCACCGAACCCGACCCACCAGAACCGCCCGGCAGAGTGAAGCGTCGGCTTCACCGTGTAGGGCACTTCAGTGTCCCGCTCCAGGAACAACGGACCGTACTGAAGGTTGCCGTTCACGTCGGCTTGCGCGATCCGGATACCCATGTTGGTGACGATGCACACCAGTGTGCCGGCCAACGAGTTGATCCGAAGGACCCGCTCATCCGAGGGCATCACCGCGAGCGTCGTAGCAGCGGTCAATGTCGGTACAGCACCAGTAGCATCCAACGTGATCCGCTGAATGTGCGATGTCCCATCGCCATACCCGGAGAACAGAATCCCACCGGGGCCGTCCGTCAGGTCGGTATAGCTCCACCCGGTAGACGGGTGTGTGTAGGTCGCGGCAGTCGCGCCAGGCGTCGTCGCGTTCAGGTTGTAGATCTTGTTCGAGTTGATCGCCCATAGCCTGTGTTTCGCCCACACAATCCTTGTCGGGTTAGCTGCCGTCGCGCCCGTCAGGGTCCAGATCGACGGTGAAGCCGTCAACGTGCCGATGGGTCCCGAGTAGACTTTGCCGTCGTTGCCGGCGGCATACCAGAACTGTTCAGTCGCGACCACCTGAGTGAAGCTCACCCCGGCCCCGGAATAGAGTTGGGTGGTGGTCGTGCCAGTGTCCACGTTGAGGTACTGGCGCACCTCGCCCGCCATGCCGACCACGATCTGAAACGCGGTCGTGTTCGGGACGATAGCCACCGACACGTTCGAGGAACCGGCAGAGAACGCGGTAGGTGCCTTCAGCAACGAGAACTGTCCCTGCGTCCACACGTCAACGTTGGACGACTGCCAGAACCCGTACGTCGCGTTGACGCGCAGACCCTGACCGATGCTGGTTTCAACGAACCGCGCCCCGGCACCTTCATGCCAGGACGCCTGAGAACGCAGCCACCAGCCACTCAGGGTCTGTTCGCCGGCCTCAGGCTCCTGGTCCTGCTGTTGCTTCTGGATCGGAGCCGTATCCAAGGTCAGTGGAATGTCCGAAGAAGTAGCAACCCTGAACGGCACGCCAGCGACCGTGTAATGGATCTCGCGTCCGTTGCGGTTGAGGATCTGGTTAACCGTCGAAGACAGTCTCTTGCTGATCGCAAACGGAAGCCGTTCAGTAACATCAGCCATCAGAAACAGGGCTCCACAATGATTTCACGGGCGAAGATCTGGACCGCGCCAGCAGGGCTGGTCGCGAACTCGATCCGCGCATTGTATGCCGCACCTGGCGTCAGGCCGGTGATTGCGATACGACGGGACGCCTGAAGGCGAGCCGGCGCACCAGAGTTGACAGCCATACCGCACACCAGAGCACGCGTACCCGAAGCGCCCACAACCACGGTTCCGGAACCGATCGTTGAACCCGTCCGAAGGGACATGGAAACGATCGCCTCATTGGTGTTCGTGGTCTGCCCGAAATAGGACGAGATGGTGACCATCACCCGCCCGGAAGGCGGGCACGTAAACGACACACCCGTAGGGTTGGTGCCTGGCAGGTACGAAGTAGTCGAGTTCGATTCCGTATTCACCGCGTCAACCGCAGCAACCCACTGGTGCACGGCGTTGGAGAACTGTGCCGTACCCGAATGCGTCTCGGTACCCGAGTGGGTCTCGGTGCCGGAATGGGTTTCCGTGCCGTTGTGGATCTCCGGACCAGATACCGTCTGGCCGGCGCTGAAGATCTGCGGGTTAGCGCCAGCGAACGTCTTCTGGGCGTTGATGGTCTGAACCGAGTCCGCGTCCAGCGCCGGACTGCCGTTGATGTTCAAGCCACCAGTGAAGTTCTTAGCGCCCGTAACGGTCTGGGAGCCACCGGTACCCATCACCGACCCGGTAACGCCGTGAACGCCCACTGAAGCCGCCTGATGGGCATTCACCTCGGTGTAGTCCCGAGCCGACACCCCATGCCACACCACCGCGCCGGCAGAGTGCGCAATCGCCGTGGTCGAATCCACGCCGCGAGCAATCGTCAGGATGTTCCCGACAGCCGCGGACACGTCACAGACTTCCTCAGTGACCAGACCCGGATCGATGATGATCGTGTAAGGGAACTGGGAGGGGAAACCCGACGCGTTATCGACCGTGATACTCGTGTCCGTCGCGTTCACCAGGGGCGCCGCGAGCGACCGCGCCGGGCCATTCTTGTAAAACCGCACAGGCATGTCAGTACCTCGTGTAATGCTTCGGAGACGGGTGAGTGGTCAACTGGCGCTTACGTGCGGCATCCAGGCGAAGCTGATACATCGCATACAGTTGCTTCGCGACGTTGCTTGCAGCCCCCAAATCGACAGCGGCTGCCTGAGTCCTAGCCTCAACGCTCTTCAACTGGAGACGCGCCGGCTCCATGAACTGCACCAGTTCCCACGCCGTGCCATACAGCAGAACCGAATGCATCCACGCCGGGATACCCAACGTCTCCAGATCGTCCGTGTACGCGGTCGGCTGAGGAAGCTCCCCCGCATACGTGACCTGGACCGTGCGACCGGGTTGAATGCATTCGTGGATGATCAGCGCCTTAGTGCTGGTCGTGTTCGCGTTCTGGTCAACGTCCCAATGGTGAACGTTGACCCACTCCTGAGACGGGCCGACCACCTGATACTGAACCGCGAGAACACGCATCGTGTCCGCAGGGATCTCGTACTGGGTTTGCACCACACTGAAAGGGAACGTCGTAGTCTTCACCGCATACAGGTCAAGCTGAACGTTGTTGATGCAACGCTTCAACGCCTCATAGATCCGCGCCCGGGGAAAGATTGGGTCATTGATCACCCGCGCATTCAATGCGTGCGCAGCCGCCGTGGTGTTCGACGCGCCACGGCCCCACGGAAACAACGTCACCGACGTGTCACCCACGGCATCAACATGAACGAGTTCGTTTTCGATCTCGATCAGCCCGCGCGTGATGTACGACGGATGCCCGACCGGGATCAGAGTTGTCGTGTTGTCGATAGCGCCCGTCAGATAGGTGTTCGCCTCAAGCGTCCCCGTATATGAATGCAGCATCGAGGACGCCTGATCAATCAAAGCATTAACAGTGGTCATGGGATATTCGACGCCGCCCCGTCTACCTCTAGGCCGGTTGTGCCGGCCAACTGATTGAGTACGCCGGCGAGTTCCCTGAAGTTCGGCAGCACGTTCCCCGCCTTCACGTTCAAGGCATGCACAAGTTCAAGACCGGTGGTGCCAGCCCACACGTTCGCCGCGCCCTGCGCACTCAACGTCGGCACCTGACCATTCAACGTCCCGGCCTTACGGTTCATGTGGTACGTCAGAGTGTGTCCATCAATAGCCATCAGACCGCGTACCTCTCCAATGCAACCGTCTTGTTGTGTTCCTGCAACGTCTCTTCCGAGTACGCCTTGCCGGTCCGTTGGGACCAGTCCAGCGCAGCCTGTGAAGAACGGGTGGAAGTCGTGTCAGGCTGAATGCCCTGCTTCACCGCGGACGCATACAGGTCTAGTTCCTTGTCCCACTTTTTCTGTGCGGAAGCGTCCTGGTTGCCCTGGCCGCAATACCCGATACGAAGCGTGCTGACTTTGCAGCCAAAGCACCCCTCTACATACTGCGGGTGTGTCCGTCGATGAAGGCCCATATCAAGAATCCCAAATGTCTAGTGGTGGCGGATCGGGGATCGACTCCGGGGAAATCCGGCGCAGCCGGTCAACCATCTGCCAATCCCACTTCTCGTGGTTGCGCAAAAGGCGACGCTGCCTGGCAAGATTCGCTTGCAGCTTCGTGATCTCTTCGCCCTGATCGTTCAGGCGCTTCTCTAGAGCCGAAGTCAGATTCGCGTACCCGGTCGTCACCGCATTGTCCTTAGCGGACCGCTTAGTGAAATAGGCCACGACCAGCGACCCGAGCGTCACCACGATAGTGCTGATTATTGCCGTTCGGCTGTCCATTCCCGGCGCTCCCTCCCATCCCAAGGCGCCGGACGATCCAATCCCGCAGCGCATCTATTCACCAGTAGGGCGCTCGCTGCAAGCGTTATCGCCCCCCGCCATCCGGGCGGATACGTGCCAAACGCCCAGCCCGCCGTAAACGACAGGAACCGGATTGCGACAGGGAGAATCAACAACCCCCATGCCCATTCATCTAACGGCTTCACAAGCACCGCGAGAATCGCGACGAAGCCGGGAACGAACCACAGCGCAAACCACACCGGAGCCGGGATGAGCTCATGTAGCAATCCCGGATGGTGCTGTGGATCGACGGCAGCACCAACACCCGACAGAACCCAAATGATGCCGAGCAAACCGAGGACGATGCCCCGGTTGCCGACGTAAGCGAATGCGCGTCGATGCGGGCTCATACATCCTCCACATATTCGGGAGGCAGATCAGCAGCCTGAGCATCGGTCAACATGTACGTGTATCCGCCGATGTAATAGTTGTCGGCAACAGCCAACTCGTCCTGAGCCGGTGTCACCACCGCCCGCCAAACCCCGTTCGTTTTCACGAGCGACATAGGCCAGTCGAGCATGTAGCGGCCATACAGCGGGCCCCTGCCCGCAGGCATCTGATAAGTAGGGAACTTCACACGCTTAGCCATGACTCTCCTAAAAGGGAAAGCCCCTGCCGGGAAGTAGACCGGCAGGGGCAATCACTTAGCTAGATCACGGGGTAGCGATCGAAGATCCGCTTTCCAGCCGCTCCAAGTTTTCGTCGCGGTAAATCGCCCAGTTAAGGGCACCGCGCCAACCAAACGGACGGTGACGCTGAAGCTTGTCAACCGGGATATCCGCAATCACGGTGCGCGGCTCTTCCCACACAACCTCAGCCAGAGCCTGACGCCCGGCAAAGAGAGTACGGTAGTTGTTCGCGGCAGCCGCACCGTCAGCCGCGACCTTCATCCGGGCATTCTCGACAAAGTAAATGCCTTCGAAGACCCCGATTTCTCCCGGCCAGAACACCTCTGGCGCCGAGCCGTATTTGTGGAGGTCCTGCCACGAACCGGCCCCGGTCTCCGAACGGAGATCGTAGGAAACGTTCGGGTGCAGACCGCACCAGTACAGTTCACCGCGCCGCGGAGACGCGGCTCGCTTACGCAGCTTGGTCCGAACAATACGGACGTCCTGTGCGTCGATGGTCATCGCGGCAGTAACCGTAGCGGTCGAAGTCGCGGTGCCCGCATAGGTGACGTTGGTGCCCGCGTTGATAATGGTCTTGATCTCGTTGTCCAGCGAAACAGCCTGGTCACGAGCAAGCACATCAACAATGATCGGGTCAACCTGAGTCATGCTGGTCAGGTCGAGCTTGTGCGACCGGAACACAACGCGACCGAATTCACGGTAAGCGACGTTGAGGGTCGTGGTCTGCGGAATCGCAACCGCGTCCGGGTCAACAAGCTCAGTCAGTTCAGCACTCGACTCAGCAAGGTCATTGTACTTCTGAAGGGTGTAGCTAGAACCCGCACTGGTCGGGTCAGCTACAGTCTTGTCAGGCAGCATCCGAAGCAGAACCGCGTGACGGTTCTGCTGTTCGACCATCTTGTCATAAGCGGTCTGAACAAGGTTCGAGATGCTAGATACCTGAGTATAAGCATCAGCCATTTTCTAGTCCTCTAAGAAGGATTGAGTATTACATTCCACGCAGACGCGCTAGCTCCGCGTTCATAGCATCGAAGCCTTCGGCCTTCTCAATACCAGCCGCAACTTCGGTAAGCTTCCCCGCGGGAAGCGCGTTGTTCTGCGCATTCGCAAACTTCGCGAACGCAGCCTGCCGGTCGTCGTTCTCCGGAGGCTCTTCAGACGCTCCCGGCTGATAGCCGATGAGGGCAGCGTTTGCAGTCAGCCATTCGTCAACCTTGCTCTCGTCAGAGCCGTCAACGCCGTCAGCCGAAATCCACTTCGCCAAACCCGGGTTAAGGTTCTTCGTCTGGAGTACGTCCTTCAAGTTCCGCTCAGTGAGCTGCTTAGTGAGATCGGCAAGCTGAGCTTCCAAATCCTTCGCTCGCTTCGCGGCTGCATCTCGCATCTTCCGCAGGTCGCTACCGGACTCGTTGCCCTGGCCACCGTTCTCATCTTCGAACTCGAAACCGTCGTACTGACCCATTTGTCGCCCCATCCTTCTAAAGAGGTTCGCGCGCCGACAGCACCATTCGGGGGAGAAAGGTGTGTGCTCGCACTTCCGGTCTTTCGAATACGCTGCACGTCGCCGCCGGCTGAGGCTGTGCAGGGTGCGCACCTGAGTCGTTGAACCTCAGTGACCCGCCTGATTACGGGTTATGCGCTCGCCATTAACGGGGTTAATGGCGGGTGTGTCGGTCGTTACCTGTAGGATTGGTCGCATGAGCGACGAGAGAAGAGTGTTGATCTGCAACCCAGACGAGCCGGGCTTTGTGCACGGTGCGTCAATGTCCGCTACGGCGACGGCTCCGTGGTGCCGCCATCGGGTGAAGGTGTCGGCATCCGGCGTCAGCGTGCTGATGACTACGCCAGGCATGGTGACCTGCTGCATCCGGTGCATGCCACTGGACGTGGCCCCGAGCGAGTTCCAACTGGTGCCTGAGGTCGCCCGGCAGTTCGAAGAGGAGACGGGCGAGAAGTTGACCCCTGGCCATGCCAACGTGCTACATCACCTGATGCGTCAGTGGGTCCTGCGTCAGAGGAAGCCCTGATCCGTCAGCTTGCTCTGGATGACCGCAGACCAGAACCCAACCCCGGTCGTGGTGTTCGGGTGGATGCCGTCAGTCAGGTACGACGTGAGCCTGTTGGGGCTCGACGCGAACCACCACGACCACGGGATCACCCGGTTGTCCGGGATGCCCTCCCAGATCTGATGGTTGACCCACATCGAGTTCCGCTGGTCCGCGACCTGGATCGAAGTGGAGTAGTTCCACCGTGACGCCTGCACGTCTACCCAGAAGAACTCCGTGCCCACACGTGAAGCACGAGCAACTTGCGAAGCCATCACAGTTGGATCAAAAATGTCGTTGGTGCCGCACGCAACGATCACCACAGGCGGCAGCACCGTGTTGGACATCAGCCAGTCCATAGCTGGCGTGGTTGGCCGGCCACTCCAGTAGTTGACCGCGAGCGTCTTACCCTTCGCCGCCAGGTCGCTGCTGAGCTTCGACCATCCGAGAGTCGTGATGCTGTCCCCGATGATCCCGAAGTTCGCGGTAGCCCAATTAGATGTCTGTCCGTGTGCGTTTCCGGACCAGTCGCCCAGTAGGCCGGAACCGTAATCGGTCACGTCTATACCAATCTGTTGACAGTCGTGTTAACGTCACCCCATGACTCAGCGCACATGGAAGCCACTGAAACCCAAAGAGGCAGCAAAAATGGCCAAGAGGCTGAAAGGTTGGCGGGTGATCCATAAGAATGAAGGTGGGGAAGTGAAGTTTATTTCCCCTACCGGACACTGCTTTGCGGTCGGGCGCAGCGCGGGATACATCCCAATTGATCTATCCCGCGCTCTACACGCCCCAGACTAAAGAAGCGTTCCCGGTGAAGAAGGGACGCGCCTAGTAGGTCCGTCCCCGGCTGCTCCTGCCGGTGTCACCCTTGCTCGAATCGCTAAAGGTCGCCTTCTCTGCG